ACCTCCTGGGCGGGCAACAGTACAAGATAAAATTTATGTTGGGTTTGTAAAATATACAGACGACGTAAACACAATGGGCCGTCTTAAAGTTTGGATACCCGAGTTAGGAGGCGATCCTAACGATCCAAACGGCTGGTTTATAATGAGCTACTGCTCTCCGTTTGCCGGTGCAACAAATGTGCTTGATAACAAAAACGACAACAGCTTTCCTAGTACACAAAAAAGCTATGGCATGTGGTTTGTTCCGCCAGACCTTAATAACGAAGTTGTTTGTGCATTTATTAACGGAGACCCTGGCCGAGGAATTTGGTTCGGATGCTTATACCAGCAAAATATGAACCAAATGGTGCCAGGGCTTCCGGGCAATAATTCACAGGCTACACTTCCAACAGCGGAATATAATAAAAAAATCACACAGCCCAACTTAGGTGTTCCGGATCGACCTTTATATTACCCGTTAGCCGACCAGCTGAAAAAGCAAGGTCTTGATCAAGATACATTACGTGGAGTTTCTAATAGTGGTGCAAGGAGAGTAGATCCAGGTCTTGCAGTGTACGGCTGGTTGACACCTGCTGGTAGTCAGATGGTGTACGACGACGATCCTGCAAACACATACATACGTTTTCGTACACCAAGCGGTGCTCAAATTATCATTAACGACACCACAGGATTCATTTACTTAAATTCTGTAGATGGTAAAAACTGGATTAGCATGGATGCTGGTGGTCGAATTGACGTGTACGGTTATGGCGACATCAGCATACGTAGCCAAGGAAGCTTGAATTTACGTGCAGACCAAGATGTTAATATCGAGGCCGGACAAAACATTAACATGCGTGCAAGAGGCACTACTGCAATTACGCCAGTGGTTAATCCTCAAGCCAACATTCCACAGCCTGCTCCACCAATACCAGGTCCTGCAGCTATGGTAGGAGATGCCACTGCGTCTGCATTGGCTCAACGAATTCCAGGGTCTACACCTATTGCCAGTCCGGGTTCAACATCAAGCGACAGCTTAGCTGCTGTTCAAGATAACGCAGGTACAATATCTGGAATTGTAAATGGAGTGATAAGTGTAGGTGCAACTGATACAGACCAATCACTATTGTTAGCCAATATAACTGGCATACGGTCGGGGTTGGCTGCATCAAACTATGTTTGGATATTGCCATATAATACAACATCTGCTGCAACAATTCAAACATTTGCCACATCTAAAGGTGATACAGTATTACCATTAAGCAATTATCCATCAAATGATAATATTATACCAAGAGACTACAACATTGTTACAAACGACCTAACACCAAAGCTAAAACCAGCCAATACTGCTGGTAATTCTCCTGTACAAACAGGATCAACCGGCGCTATACCAACAGCAACTACATCAACACAGCCGCAAAGTGGTTCTAATGTTATTTCAACTTCAGGTCTAACTACTACAACAAATACACCCGGGTCCCCGGCTCCAGTTCCAGCAACGCCAGCATCATCTCTGCCGGGCAGTACTGTTCCAGCCGCATCGACAACGTCAACATCTATAGGTAATACCGCACCAGCTGGCACAACAGTAACCAGTGTACTGGTTCCATTTTTACAACAAGTAGAAGGTAAAGACAACAAGGCCTATTGGGATGCACAAAATCAACGTGTTCTTATTAGTATAGGATATGGTCATCAAATAAAGTCAAATGAATACGCACAAGGGTATATTGATACAGGTACAGCAGGAAGAATAGCAGTTACAAGACCAAACAGCAGTGCCAATCCGCCTGGTAATGCTACGGCAACAGACGAACAATGTTTAGCATTGTTAAACATTGACGTGCAAATTTATATTGCAGGAGCACATACACAGCTCGGCGGCGCATGGGATGTATTAGGTCCGTATCAACAAGCTGCTCTCAGCAGTGTATATTACAACAGTCCTGCAACTTTAAAAAGACTTGTAGGACAAGGTTTAACTAATTACATTAGTAGCAACGATCTACAAGGTGCTGCATCACTTATTGCTAATGCAGGTCCTGCTATTGTTGCTAGTAGGCGTGTAAAAGAATCAAATCTGTATCTACAACGAACCGATTTACTTGGGTCTGGCGGCAACAATGCATTGCCCGGACAGCCTACAGGCGGCGCAAACAATACTGTTCCGGGCACGGGCGATAGTCAAAATGCACCAGGCACTATTGCAACATCAAATCCTAATATTAATAATGGCTTTATAAAAATACAAAGCACCAACAGCATGCATTTGCTTGCCAACCAGTATATGTTTTTAACTGCAGGAGCAGATATGCATAGGTTTGCAGGATCAAACATGTTTGACACTGCTGGCACAAATTGGAACCGAGCAGCAGGTGGGTTTGTTCATGAAAGTGTTGGTCAAGATTTTTCTATAGGAGCATCTAGCGAGATCAATCTATCTGCAACACGTATTGATTTAAATGGCACACAACCTCCTCTTGCAGTTGCGGCTGTAGCAGCACAAGGTCCAAATGACATAAATCAACAAGATGGCATTTTAGATACGTTAGGAAATGTAATACCAGTTCTAACAGACACAATAGTATACCACTTGCCATATCACGAACCATACGACGATCACGGTGGTAGAAACACATACGGAATACAAAATGCAACCAGCTACAACACAAACACTGGTCTGCGTGCCGGCGAAGTAGTACAAAATAGTCAAAAACCTCTAAATCTTATTGGTACTCCGTTGAGCAACATGCCTCCTGGAATTTACACTGGTGCAGGTTATAACATACAAAATCAACCTGTGTATTCATATCAAGGGCCTATTAGCAACTCTGCTATACAAACAACTAGTGGGCTACAACTGTCGCAATCTGGCACACAGTTTATAGAAGGGTTTGAAAACGGCAGTTATATTCCTATCGTGGTCGGAGAACCTCCGGTTACTCAAATAGGCTATGGGCATAATTTAACGCCGGTGGAGATCAGCACCGGTCAGGTGACAATCAACGGATCATCTTATAGTTTGTATTCACCTCTTAGCCAACAACTTATCGATCAGCTATTTCAACAAGATATGGTATCTGTACAAAATTGGATGCGTCCAGTGGTTAATGTGTCTGTAACACAGACTCAGTATGATATGCTTTGCAGTCTTGCATTTAACATAGGGCAAACTAACTTTACCAATGCACCGGTAATAAAAGAATTAGTAGCCGGAAATGTACAAAATGTTCCCAATTTGTGGATGCAATGGACGTTAAATGGAGCCAACAAATTAGTTCCTCAGTTGGTCCAGAGACGGTTGGCAGAGTCAACAAACTTTATGTTAGCACCTTTCCAGCAAACTGTTCCGGCACAAAATACAAATGTAATCACCAGTAATTTTTCAAACACAGGAACCGGAACTGTTACGCCATTGGTGCCAAATCAATAACTATTCCAGATTCTCTTATCAATATACAAGCTCTTCTATAGATTGGGTGTAGTTTATAGTATGCGAACACCATATGGGCTCTAGTTGTCACTCCCATATAGGGATATAGCACTAGTCGTGTCCTAGATGTGTATCCTCAAGGAATAGGTGTTGCAACTTGTCTCAGTAACTATTCACTATTATGCTTTCGTTAAAGATTGGATGAACCAAAGATCAATATGCACCGAAACTACTTCGTTTGGACATAAGTTAACTTTGCTATCATATCCTATGCCACAAACTTGTAAACAAGGCAGTTCAAGTCCAGTTTTATCAAACTTCTTCCTTGCAATCTTGGTAACTCGTCCTAGTTGCATTGGAAAGCCAACACCGTCGAATCGGAAGTGCGGGGAATAATGCGCAAATACAACTGCGCTGCCAACGTCAATGTCTTGCCCTATGGCATCTTTTAAGATATGCACAATGCTACTTCTTTTTTGGAGGGCGACGTCGTGTTGCAGGAAGTCAATTGACTTTCGAGCAGTTTTTATTACAGACCGTAAAACCTTTTGAGCACTGGGAAGACGCTTTGCCATTTTTGTTAGTCTCCTATGGTTTCTAAACGTATATTAGCAGAATATTGCATGCTGTCAACGTCAAATCACTTGGTGTTACTTTCCGCCAATTTTAATATCTAGCGTGTTCACTACACGATTATTATCCAGTACTGCATCCAATACTCGACCTTTGCTAATCAGCATTTCTGCGGCGTCTTCTTCGATTGTACCCTCAGCAACTAGACTATAAACTGTTACTGTGTCAGCATCCTGCCCAATACGGTGTATACGATCCACACATTGGCTGATCTCGCCCGGCGTCCACGGAAGCTGCACAAAAGCAACTGCCTTTGCAGCAGTTAGTGTAAGTCCAAAACCTCCCGACGTAATCCCAATAATAATCACTCGCGTTGCAGTGTCATTTTGGAAATTTAACACTGCGTTAGCTCGGGCTTCATCAGAAACCCCACCATATATGACGCCAACTGCACCGGCATAGTCTTTATCTTGCTCTAGTGCGTTGCAGATCTGCTCAATTATCTGCCTGTTATGTGCAAAAACCACAAGTTTGTTGTTGGTCTCTGTGTAATCTTTAATCCATTCAATGGCAGAGTTAAGCTTAGCGTAACCGGCAATCTCACGCAGCTTTTGAATAGCCACAATGGCGTCGTTGCTGACTGGCGCGTTGCCGCCCATACGTACAATAGCCTCCATACCAGCACGCCAATTGACACCATTAAAGGCAGCTTCGACGCGATTGTACTCAGTACGATCAAACTCCAACGGTAACGTACAGTAAATTTTAGGCGGCAATTCTTTTAATACGTCAGCTTTCAACCGCCGTAGCATAGCATGTTTGAGTAACAACGCATTGAGCTCAGTTGTGTTCGACGCACCATTAAAGTCCCACCCATGGGTACTACGCTGTGCATTTGTATAACGGAAGGCAAAGCGTGTAAAGTTGCTAAACTCAGGTACCCACGGAGCAACTGTACTAACTGATGTCCATAGTTCTAACGGTTTGTTGACCAACGGAGTACCCGACATTAACGTTACACGCCCAATACCCGGCCCAAACGTTACATGCTCTCGCTTACCGGCGCGCAGCTTAACATCGTACCCACCTACAGCTAAGCGTTGCATAGCTTGCGTCCGTTTTGCATCTGGATTTTTAATTTTATGAGATTCATCAACCGCCATAAACTTCAGTCCAAGAAGTTCTAGCGCTTCACAATTTGCAGCCAAAATGTCATAGTTTATCAAGTAAATATCACAGCCTGCAGTGGGAGTTTTGCTGTAAATTACATTAGGATGTTTAACAGCACGTTTTTCTGTTTGCAGTTGGCTATAGCTCTTACCTACGACGTTGATCGTATACTGCAGGCCTGTCATAGCTACAATCTCGTTGCGCCAGTTCAGTTTCAATGTGTTGGGTACAACCACTAGCATGGGGAACATGTGATTCTTGTGGGCGTAGGCCATGACAATTGCAGTTTTACCGGTGCCTTGCTCGTCAGCTAACAGTGCCCGGCCGTCTTGTTTTTCAAGCCATGCAACACCTTCAGCTTGAAAGTCTTTCAGTTTAAAAGCAAACCCAGGCAGTACACAAACTTTAGGAATGTTGTCTAGTATGTCTTGAATTCCAGAATCCATAACAAGCCCGTGTTTTACAGCCAGGCGGTTAATTTTGCGTGCATTTTCTAGTGTAGCCGGTACAGACAACATCGTACACTCCTTGTTTGCTAGATCATAATAGCACAACTACCAACTACGTCTACCTGTTTTTCACTTAAATCTAATCAATTGTTCCCTGTTAATTTAGAATAATATCAGGAAGATCTTCGGAAAACTCTTCGTCGTATGCTAGGTTGTAAACTACCATTTCTACAAATTCAGGCCATAAACACGTACACTCAGAACAGGTTTTATCTGCCCACATATTATTTTCAACTGGCTCGCACATAAAACGCGGAGCTTGGCAAACAGAGCACCAACGACGATCGTCGTCAAACCATTCGCCATGGCTGATATCAGATTCTGCAAATTCTTTTAACAGCATTGTTTTAAGATCAGTGGTAAGTTTAGGCTGTTCTAAGCTCATTTTCAAATTCCTCAAGGATGGCTGCATTGTTGATAGAAATAATTATCGTATCTCCGGCACAAACTATATGCCTGTTGCCATTAAGCGACAGCATTGTACGACTGTTAGCTGTTTTTTCTTTTATACGTTCAAAGTAATCAATAAATCTCTTTTCAATTTGAAATTCAAAACGTTCTGCCAAGTCCATGATATGCCATATGCTAGTTTCGTTTACCGGTACTGTCCACGATTTAGACACAGAATTCCAGCTCGCCCAAAACTTTTTATTTTTGTGTTCACCTTTGAGTTCTGTTTTAATAGCAGCTACCAGCTCGGCATTATAATCAAAAGAGAACTCTGCATCTGTTTCTTTACTGTACAGTTTACGTGTACATGTGGTATCAGATACCAACGGATCAACCGGGTTGTTTTTGAAAACTGGAGAAAGTAGCCAGTTGTCAATAAGTTCAGCTCCTCCTAATTGGCGTTGATACTTTTTTATCAATTTAATCGCAGCGTGTGCTTGTTTTTCAGTCCATGCACGGTTTTCACTAGCACGTTCAGCCAGGCTATGCCCGAAATTTACGTCAACTTTACTAAAGCCTGCGCCATCATATGTGCTAGCACCGTTGCACATACCTGCAAGTGTGCAAATCATAGATTCAACTGTTAAAGTTGAAGTTGAGTCGACCTTCCAGTGTTTCACTTGCCTCTCCTGCTGCGTACAAGCGGTATACTAGCAGCATTAAGATGCTTGTCAATCTTTTTATGCTATTAAACTGTTATGCATTGTGCCAATAGACGTTGTTTTTCAAAATGGCATTGCAATCTAGTGAAGATTATACAAGGGTTGATAATTCTGGATATGCAGGATTGTGAATTTTTAAAATTAGTTGGTTAGTGTTAATAGTGAATTTTTCTAGCCATTTCTTCTATTAGATTGTTACTTAATGTTATGTTTTGTGCAAATTTCCTCTATCAATTTGCCAACTGTACTCAATTGAGTAACAGGATCGGTGTCTTCGATAACTATGTTTAGCTTTTCTTCTATCATCATTATCATTTCAACAATATCTAAACTGTCAAGCCCCAAATCGTCAATTAACGTACTTTGCAAATCTATATCGACGTTTGGAAAAATTTCCTGAAGACATTCATACACCGCTTGTTGCACGGTAGGTTGAGACATTTTAGATCCGTTTGTTGCTAATTAGTCTTTGTATTATAATCAATCTTATCGGTACGTCAATTAGGCTTAAAATACCTGGTTTGACTTGCATAAATACCAGTATGGCGACCTTAACAAGCAAAAATTTATTTGTCGGATATACCACGGTTAATACGTTTGGTAGCCTGCAACTTGCAGATATTGATTTAGTAAATCAAGATCTTCTCAATGCGTTTTATACAAAGAAAAACGAAAGACTTATGATGCCCGGATACGGGTTTGGCGGCTGGGAGTATTTGTTTGAACCAATTGAGCAAGTACGCGATTTAATCGTGTACGAAGCCCAACAAGTAATCAACAACGACCCACGTGTACAACTGCAATCAATTAATGTTCAACAACAACAGTTTGGTTTACGAATACAAATGCAACTATATTATGTACCTTGGAATGCCGTTGGTAATTTCCAAATTGATTTTGACAACAGAAGCGCCGCAATGGCTTAAACAGGAAAACATTAATGGCCACTACTCAACAAGTTAGACAAAGCCAACTATTTGCTGCGCAAGACTGGCAGGTAATTTATACAGCATTTACCCAAGTAAACTTTAATGCGTACGACTTTCCCACGATTCGCACAGCAATGATCAATTACATAAGACTGAACTATCCAGAAGATTTCACTGACTGGATCGAAAGTTCAGAGTTTGTGGCTATTATTGATCTGCTGGCATACCTCGGTCAAAGTCTAGCATTTAGGATGGATCTCAATACTCGTGAAAACTTTATTGAGACTGCTACACGTAGAGACAGCATATTTCGTCTAGCACGAATGCTAAGTTACCAGCCTCAGCGCAGCATTCCTGCAAGTGGTCTTTTGCAAATTACCAGCATTATTACAGACCAACCTGTGATAGATGCAGATGGTAACAGTTTACAAAATGTACAAATTAACTGGAACGATCTCAACAACCCAAATTGGTATGAACAGTTTATCATTGTTCTTAATGCTACACTTAATAGTACAAATACCTTTGGCAACCCAAGCCAATCTGGCACTGTAAATGGTATCAATACTCAATTGTATGAAATGAACAACACAAGTATTCCCACAAGTGTTATCCCATTCTCTGCAAGCATAAGTGGCAACAATGTAAACCTAGAGCTGGCA